TCATTGTTCTTGTTGTTTAAAGGTTTTACATTTCGTGTTTACTTATGTGGCAATTTTTACCCCTTATCCTTGTTTGTTTTGTATTCGTCTTTTAGTCGTTCCAAGTAAAGTACAAAGTCCATAGCCTCCTCCTGTGCGTGTGTAAGCCATTCTAAGGTGCTTAGGTCGTTTCTTTCTAGCGTGGCGTTATACTTCTTTATCCCGACTTGCGAACGTTCGTTAAAACGCGCCAAAACGCGTAAAACTATTTTATCTTCTATTTGCTGTTTCATAATTCGTTTTTTACTTGTTTAACATATTTACTTGCATCATTACCAAATCCATTAGTTTCAAAATTAGTTCCATCAAAATAAGCTTGTTCCAATTGTTGCGTTTCGTATTCTTGTGCTTTATCCCATAACATCAAATTATGTTTAAAATCAGCTTCTGAAATTGGCTCTGAAATTAGATTATTCAATAACCATTCTAATACACTCATAAGAAATTGTAAAGGGTTTCGTAATACTCGCGGCATAGTTCGACGCGTTCTTTGATTTGTTCTATTACTTGTTCGTCACGTTCGACCTCAAAGAACTTCACGCGGCGGTTGTCGGGGATATGATCGAAGTTGTGGCGCTTTGTCACTTGTTCGATTAGTTCTGGGTCTTCTTCTAATAACTTAGCGTTCCAGTGCGCGCGGCGGATTTCGTCTTGCACCATGTCTTCGGGTGTGTTGACTAGGCAGTAAACGAGTAAGCTTTTTTGCTTACCAGTTAACCACATGTAGCCTTGCAATTGATACCAATAGTCTTTAGTTGGTATTTCAGTAGCAAAGAACGGAAACGTCGTAGCGTCCCAAGAACTTTTTACGTCTAAAAGTAGGTCGTCCGTGTTTACGTCGGGCGTACCCGTTACCCAATCATTGCTAAAGTGTTCGTCGTTTTTAAGTAAGAACCCTAGTTCTAGGGCTTCGCTTGCAATTCTTATGCTTTCGTCTTCGACTAGGTTGCCCTTGTCCGTGTAACGTGAGCTAAAGGTCTTACGGATTCCGTATTTTGCTAGCAATACTTGTTCTTCGACGTAGGTTTTAGCCGTTTGGCTTAGTATTTCGCTTTTTGAACGCGGTGAAGTCATTACTTTCCCAAGTGCTGAGCATCGAACTTTAAAAGTATTCATATAGCGTTAAGCATTTCGGTTTGTGACTCAGTTAAAGTAAAGCTAGACGTAATCTTTTCTTTGGTTACTTTGCCGTCTACAATTGCTTTGCACGCGTCTTGAAAGCGTTTGTTGTCAATAGCGGGTAATTTCTTTACTTGTTCGCCGCTTGCGTCCGTGTCTTTGTCCGTAACAAGTCCTAAAGACGAACTCAAAGCATAACGGCGGTAATATGTAACCCCCGACCCGAAGCTTTGATAGTCGTTCATGCCTTTAAGCGTTACGTGTGGTATTGCTACTTTGCTTTCTAGGTTCTCGCCGCTTTCTACGTGGAAAATCATTGTTACAATGTAGTCAATGCCTTCTTTAGTGTCTAGCATTTGGGTAAAGCCTAGCCCGTGTTTTTTTAGTAGCGGGTTAATCTTGTCGAAAATTGCGGGTAAGTCGGCGTAAGAATAGCCGAACCCTTGCGTTCCTTTGTGGATCACTGGTACTTCTTGCTGAAAAGCCGCAAGCGCTTTAAATAAATTTTTCATGTTCTTGTTTTTTAATTGTTTTGATACGCGAATATAGATATTATATTTTAATTCAAACTATTTTTTTGCAAAATTTTAATTTTTTCTTTGTAGGTGTATATTATATACTTTAATTCGTCGGGTGTGTACTTGCGTGTTTCGTGGGCTTTTTCGTGTAATTCTAGTAAACGTTCAGGGCCTATTCGCTTTTCTATGCCTATTTGGTATTCTAAAAGGTTCCCGTGTTTGTATCGGTTGCAAGTTACGCATTGAGCGTGTACGTTGTCTTCATTGAATGTAACGGCTTTGTGTCCGCCCATGCTGAAATAGTGGCCAGCGTCGTACTTTTCGCCTAAAGAACCGCCGCAACTTACACAAGGCTTACCGCGATCGCGAAGACGGACAAACGTATTAAACACCTTTTGAGCTTCTTTAAGCCAGTCTGTGGTCGTTTTAAGGTCGTTCTTTAATTTTACCTTAGTCTTTTTCCATTGAGCCGCCTTAGCTTCTTCTACAAAGGCTTTTATACATTCGTCTTTTAAACAAAATTTATGATTAAAGCGTATCGGTTCGAACTTGTCGCGGCAATTTTTACAACGTGGCATTTATTCTATTTTCAATGATTTCACAATAGCTAGCGTCAATGTCAAAAATTAAAGAATCGAATCCTAAATCATTTGCTACTTTTGCCGTAGTTCCTGATCCGCCAAATGGATCAATAATCAATTCACCTTCTTTAGCAGTAGTTAAAATTATTCTTTTAATTATTTCCTCTGGAATTTGGCACGGGTGTTCGGTTTTTTCTTTACTTACGTTTTTAACTTGGTTTATTTCCCACCAATCATAAAGCTTTGCCCCCGTTTTTCCGTTGGTAATTAGCTTTTGTATTCGTTTATCATTTGGATTTTTGTAAGGCTGAGTTACTTTTCTAAAATCAGGTTTACAACCCCACCAACTAATCAAACGACTTTGTTTACCCGTGTTTGAATTATAAACCCAAGTAACAACTTGTTCGCATTGAGCATCCATAGCCAATGGCAGCAAATTTATTGTTTCTTCTGGGTAATGAATAATTACGCAAGGCTTCGGTATTTTGCTTAGTAATTCTACATATTCTTCAAATTTCAATTTGTCTTTGTATTTAGAATAATGATAGTTTTGATTATATGGCGGATCCGTAATTGTTAACCCGTTTGGTATTTTATGATTTCTAAAGTCGTCGTTTATAATAGTTGTCTTCATAGTTCAATGTTTTTAAATTTTAGTTCGTTTTTCAGTTCGTCGTAAGCTACGCGTAGTTGAGCGTTGCGTCTAGCTAGTTGGTTTAACTCTCTGTTCAAACTTATTATTTCGTTTTGCATTTCTATTAAAACAAGTTCAGTTTTTAGTAGCATTTCTTCGCTGTCCTTACCGCCGTTAATATAGTCCTTTGCCTCTGGTTTGTCCTTTTCGAGTTTTAACCTTACGTTTTTAATTCGTTCGCGCACTACCCAAATTGTGTTCTTAGCCCAAAGTATTTTTAAGTCTAGTTCCATGTTTATGATTTTTTAAATACTAAAATGTTTTGGTGTACTTTGACAAGCTTTTGACTTTTCATGTTTCCATTTGCACGCATTGAGGCGCTAGCTATTGCATTCAATAAAATAGCTTCGTTGTAAAACTTCATGCCACATTTTTCAAACGCGCGAATTGTGTCGGGTACAAAACCAATATAATTTCCTTTTTTGTCGCGTACTTCACCAACTACAAAACAAGCGTAACCACCAACCTTTAATAAATTACAACTTTTTTCAATTATGCTTTCGTATGCGTTCATAAATTCAATATACGGCATGTTTGAAATATCACCTTTTAAGTCGCTATAAACCTCAAGGTCGGCGTAAGGTGGGCAACTAAAAATAAAATCGAATGTTTTTGTAAATCCGTCTAAAACTTCGTTCGAGTCGCCAACGTACCAATTTGGTTGGTTATCCACGTCCAAAATTTCTATGGCTTGTTCTCGGTTGCTATCTATTTGCTCTTGTCTTATGTCAATACCCGTATATTTATAGCCTAATTTATTGGCTACAATACCACGAACAGAACCACCAGCAAAAGGGTCTAATATTTCTAATCCGTCAACACAAAACCATTTATAAAGAACCTCACACAATGCGGGGTCAAAAATAGAAACATAAGATGCCGTGTTATTTTCTTTTTTGGTAGTGTCCATGTTTATTACCGAACTATTTCGGCCTATTTCGCTCTTAATCCCCAAAGACGCCCAAAGCTTTTTTCGTCTTTGCCAATTACCGCTTTTTGTGTCTAACACGCTAAAAGGTGGTTCTATAAATTGTTCCCTTAAAATTGGGTCGGTTACTATTTCGTTTCCGAATAAATCAAAATTTTTCATAATTAAAAAGTGTTTAAGTTGCGTAATTTTTGGCTTGTTGACATAATGCCGTCGGTTATTGTTTTTTGTATGTCTTTTGGTCGGTGTTTTCGTAATGGATCTATTCCGTAAACTTCAAAGCCTAACCCCTTGTTAAAGTCTAGCATTACGGGTTCGTTTATAGGTGTATGCTTACCGCCCGTTTCCATGTCCTTAACTTTCTCGACGTTGACCCAAGTCTTAAATTTCATTTCTGGGTGTTTGATTAGGCGGTGAATTACAAACATGTCGTCGCATCGGTTTAAGAAAGCCTTACCGCCCTCAATATGGTCTTTCAAAGGTGCTTTAAGATGTCCTTTGTAGTCGCCCTCGGTATACAAATTACCCGTGCGTCCGCTTTCACTATTCGGGTGCGTGTTTATATAAATGGTCATGCCCGTACTATTTACAAATTGGCGTGCCTTATTCATAAATTCGTAATTCCCAGCAAACGACATTTCGCGGTCTAGCCCCGTGAATGGATCAATAAGCCCAACTTTGCACCCGCTTTGTTTGAATAGGTCTAAAATTTGTTCGGGTTTGTACAAATTCGAGTTGTCAATAAAGGTAAAAAATTGTTCTAAGTACGCAACGTCGCCGCTAATTTGCGCGTGGCTTAGTTCTTTAAACGGCTTACCTCGGTACATTTGTACCATGTCGCGCAGTATTTGCCCTTTTTGGTTTTCACCCGACCAAATGCAAAAAGTTAAGTCATGCTTTAAAGCTAGGGTCAGGAAATACCAATTGATAAAGTACGTTTTTCCCACGTTGTCGTGTCCTAGAATAATGTTAAGCTGTTTAGGTTTGAATTTTAGGTGTTCGTCTAGCGCACAATCTAAGCCAAGCCCTTGTTTTATCTTGCCGTCTCTTACGTCTAGTAAGTATTGCAGCGCGTCACCTTGTCTTGTTAGCATATTCGAGTTCTTTTTTACGCATGTTAAATGCAATTTGTTCGCCGTCGGTCATGTCTTCGTAACGCTTTTCTTTAGGTTGCTTAGGTGTCGCCCAGTTTCTTACAGCCGCTTGCCAGTTTTTCATTTTGGTTTTCCCAACTAGCCAACCCTTAGATTCGTAAAAATTAATAAACTTATTCGCGTCTAGGTCTAAATCATTTTGCATACAAAATTCAAGAATATCATTAAAATTAGGGGGTATAAATATATTCTTTATTTCTTTACTTTCTTTAGTTGTTGCCCTTTGTTTGTCCGTTTGCTTGTCCTTTTCTATTTCTTCACATTGCAATTTGTCCCATTTTATAAGGCTTACAGCTTGCCATTTGTTTGTCGCGTGGCGTGCCACTTCTTTAGACCTTTCTAGCTTGTCCATTGCAACCCTTGTTTGCTTGACCGAAAGACCTATTTCTTTGGCTAAGTTTTCCCAACTAGTAACGTATGTACCCGCTTTTATTGTTTGCCCTTTCCATTCCTTGTCTTTGTAATTTACCGACACAAGTAAATGAACGAGTAAACGCGTCGCGTTGTGGTCGTCGTACCATTGCCAGTCTTTAAGTGTTTTGTGTAATTTAATCCATCCTGACATAAAACTCTTTTAAAACTTGAATTAAATCGGCAACTTCTTCTTTTTCAAATTGCACGCCTTCTTGCATTGGGGCAATTATTAATCTTCCTGTCATTTTTCCGATTGAAATGGTTAATTCGTCTCCGCTCAATGTTTCGTAAAATTCTTTTTTAATCATTTTGTAATTTTTAAACATAAAAAAACCCCTGTATATCCACGAGGCTCGACGTTCGTTTCAATACAAGGGTTAATAATACCTTTCGAGTTTATGGTGTCGAGCCAACTCGTCTACAAATATAACGCTTTAACTCGAAATAAGTTGCTTGTCTTATAAAATTTATTCGTAAAAACCCATCTTTACCCGTCTTTGAATACGTTTAAACGACGCTAGGTTATGGGCTTTGAGTACGTCCTTCTTAATGTCGTAATCTTTTCTTGTTTTGAATATGTTATTTATGTCTGGCAGTTCAGACCCGTTCAAATAAGCGTCAATTACGCACGTTTCGGCGGTGTAGTCTGCGTCTCGGTAACTAGTTAGGTCTTTGTGAACGCGTAAGCCGTGTAATATTGTGGCGTGGTGTTTGTTGAAAAGACGGCCAATTTGCGATAGGCTAAAACCACACTCCCTTAATTCATTGTAAACGTAGTAACGCTTGAAAAGAACGTCGCGCTTTCTTGTCGTATCGGTTAGGGTGTATTTTTCAATTACTTCTTTTAATAGTTCTATTCTGTTCATATTTGTTCTACTTTAAATTTTCCATTTTCGTATTGACCCGTTGCTAGTAAGTCATGCTTTTTCCAATAGGCTAGGCTTTGCGAATTTAATACCCAGCTTTCGACGGCTTTAGATCCGACGAAGTAAGTTAATTTCCATTTCATTTTTTATCTTCTAATTCGTAAATAAACTTTAATAACCCTCTAAATGTCCAAGTAGCCAGCACGTTGTTTTCGTATGTTGTCGTTACTACTTCGTCGTAAATAGGCAAGTCTTTTCCATCTTTTGTTTTTTCTTTGCAAAAATTCCATAGAATATCCCTTGCTAGTTCCTTATTCATATTTGCTGCATTTTGATTTCACAAATTCGGTTGTACAAGTCATGGTTAAACGACGTCCAAAAGCGGTTTACTTGGTAGTTATTAAATGCTCCACAAATTGCCCTAGTCGTTGTATTCCTGAATGTAAGCGTCTTCAAAGTAGTTGGTTTCGTAAAGCGTCGTAAGGTAGTCGTCGCAATCGCGCGTTTGTTTAATGGTAAGTGTTTCATTGTACTCTTTTTTAGTTATTTTATAGTTTGCGTAAGCGTCGTAAATTTCTATTTCGTATTCGGCTAGGATTTCGCCGTTCGTGTTTGTGTCGCCCTCATCCCAAATAGTGACGTTTAAGTACACTAAATTCTTGTCGCTAGGTCTGTATACCTCGAAGTCTTTTAATTCTATTGCAATCATTTTATTTAAATTTAGAGTTGTAAACATGGTTCATGTATTTGTTGTAAGACGGGCTAAGTTCATACGTCTTTTGTTTGTAAGTTTGGGTGTCCGTTGCTTTTGCGTCTAGAACTGGAAAAGTGTTTGTAGACATGAGCCAAATTATAAAAGCAAAACCTAAAATTGCAATAATGCCACCGCCTAAAATTTGGCGTTCGTCCGTGTTTAAGTCCTTAAACAAAAACCCGTATTTATTTATTAATGTCTTCATTGTTCTCAATTGTTTGTAGTAAGTTTAAAGCTGCACCCCAAGCGCCTAAAGCGTAACGCGTGTGCTTGTGTTCTACGCCGTACTGGCTTTTACATTCTTGCAAGTCTTTGTACAATTCTTGTTCTTGACTGCGTATAAGTTCTAAAATTTGTTCTTTGTTCATGTTGTTTTTGTTAAAAGATTATATGCAAATATAAATACTATTATCAAACTACCGAACTTTTTAACATATTTTTTTAACATTTTTTTAGATTTCCTTATTTGACGGTGGTTGTAGACGCAAACTTTTTTTACAAATAATTAATTATCGGTCAAATTTCATGCAATTATCGGTCAAAGTTTCAGGCGTTACCCTTATTCTATTACAAAATAGGCACATTTTTACCCTTATTTTGTGACATGAGTACCTGATTAGGTACGCAAATACTTACAAAACTCATATTATAATACGAAAAAGCCAACCCCGAAAGGCTGGCTAGGGCTTACAACGCTAATTGTAAGGTGGTGCTAAGTTAAAAAAGCCAACCCCGAAAGGCTGGCTTCAAAACAGAACTAGAAAAAAGTGTTGCAATTTACTTAAAAAAGTATTCGTTTATTGACTTTGTTAATAACCCATAGTTAAAGTGTATAAATCCTGAACGTCCTAGCTGAAAGTTTGTAGCAACCCAGTTGCTTGACGGGCTAAAAGCTGGGTAATTGTAATACTTGAATACGTCGCTACTTGAGGCATCGAATAAGTATTGGTGTGAGTCGCCTTTTTCGAAAATGATTTCGTAACCTTTATTAAGTAGGTCTTTGGTATGCAAGAACCCGACTATTTTATTTATTTGGTTTGGATCAATCTTTGGTTTAAATCCGTGTTTAAGGTTGTGGGTGTCTTTGCCGTGTGTCGAAATAAAACAATAATTACCGACAAGTTCCCAGTCTATAAACGCCGTTTGGTTTATTACCTTGACGTTCTTTAATTGGCTTTCAATGTAGGACTTTACAGCTTGGTTAACGAAGTACGCAAAATCGCCGCTATGGTTGTCGTTACAAACGCTTCTAAAAACAATTAGTTTGTAGTGTGGTGCGAGGGCTTCTAAAAGACGAACCTTAAACATAAAGCCTACGTCGAACGCTTTTTGGTTTGACATGTTTTGAGGCAACGCATGACCGCCCCTAGTTGTTTGTGCGTTAAACCCGTCTAAAAAGTCGCCTAGATCCGAAATGTAAAGTACATTACTTTCTTGTTTTTCTAGGGTAAAGTTTACCATTGCCGTAAGGCGTTCGAAAAGTAGCGTTTCGTTCCATTCGGTTGGGTACATTGAACGGCCTTTGTCGCTTGCGTCCATTCCGATATGTACGTCGGTAAAAACTAGCTTGTCAAATTCGCCCTTTAGTTCGCCTTTACGTAGCCTTTCAGTTGCTAACGGGGGTACGTTTTCAAATAGTTTCTTAAAATCAATCTTATTAACGTCGAACTCATTACCAAAAGACGGGTTTTTAAAGAACAAACTAGCGTCTTTATTTTTTATCCATCCGTGTTTTACGTCTTTTTCGTCTAGTCCTAGCCCGTTGGCTTGTTCTTTTATTGCGCGATATTGCTGTATTATTGCAAGCTCGTCGGCTTTTAGTCTTATTCTAGGAATTTTCATAAAGGGGTTTTATAATGTCTAAGTAGGTAATTAGTAAAGATACCCACCGCAAAACCTAAAACTAACAATAAAATGTTAGGCTTAGTATTTTTATGCTTTTCCGTTTTCCATTTGACGACCTCAACTTTTTCAATCATTCGCAAGGTATCTCGTTTTAACTTGTATTCAATACGTGTCTGTAATCGCGTTTTAGGCACGTAAGAACGCTTGTAACGAACTATTGTATCTTTTTGGACTAACACCCTTTCCCACATTATAGAGTCTCTTAAAACGTAAGGAATTGAGTCAATGGTTAAGACTTGTATGGTGTCCGCGACATCGTCGCAGCGGTAACCTTTCTTTATTGCTTTACGTACATGGTAATTCACGCCGCAACTTGTCGCAAATATTGCTAATATAAGCGACAATATCAATGTTAATTTTCTCATTATTATAAGTTTTTAAGCATTTCAATCATTCTTGGACATGGGTATATGTCGCTTTTGTCTTTGCGCACAGAGTTGTGGGTGTAGATACCTTTCGTGTTTTTAAAGGCCTCAATGTCTAAGCCGAATATTTCGGGGCGGTATGTTTTTGGTATGTCGTAAGTCTCGCACAAGTATACAAGAAGTTGGCGTGTGCTTTCTATTTGGGCATCCGTGTATTTATACCAATGTTTAAACCCTTTGTAAGGTTGTTCTAAAGTTGTAACCATAGACGGGGAAACTTTAGAGCCTACGTAATTGTAAAAATTACCGCCTTTTTCTTTAAGGTAGCCCCAATTGCAAACCTCTATGCCTATCGAACTTTTATTTAAGTTGGTGTAGGGTGCGCCTTGTCCCTTAAATTCCTTTTGATCAATACCCAAATGCCAGGCCCAGTGCTTAGATGAGAAACATTGTACAATCAATCCATCCTGACCTACTACAAAAGCCGTTGCAATGCGTTCGCTAGTGCCGTTCCAATACCTACTAACAGCCTCAGCGTTTCCGCTACCAGCCGTGTGGTGCAAGTAAATTTGAGTTTTATTGGCCTCCTCAGCAAAGAACTGCGAATCTTTGAGTCGTACTTGTTTGATTTTGGAAATGTCTAGTTTCATATGCTTTAAAAATATACCCCGCCAACTTTATCAGCGGGGCGACGCGGGGCAGTTCTAGTGGTATGCGTCCGCGCTTGGTTCTTTTATTTTCTTATTCCATACGCTTAGGCCTAACGACGTAGCCGAGTAACCTAGCAATCCTACAAAAACAAACTCATGTACTTTAAACGTAGTCACCAAAGGCGCAAAGGCGTAAAGAACAGCGATCCAAAACGACGTAAAAGCGGAAAGTCTTTTAATAGACCATTTGCCGCTAGGCTTTAAAGTTTCGTTTATTAGTTTTTTTATCATTGGGAAGCACGGCTAATAGTTGAACTGGTAAGTCTATTCTTGTTTTGGTTGCTTGTCTAAAGCTTTGTTGTTTATAACAGTCGTAAAGGGCCGTTTCGACTTTATTAAGTCGGTTGTCCGTGTGCCATAACCAAAGACACAAAACACCCGTAACGCCGTACTTTTTTACTATGGTTACAAACTCGGTCATTTAGAAAACCATTATAGCATTATTGTACCCGTTGTCATTGTAACGCTGGCCGCAACGCCCCCAGCATGTACCCACACAGTCGCACGCGTCAATTTGTGGGCGCAAGTCTGTGTCTTTATTGGTTTGGCTAGTAAATTGCGGGTACAAATTTTTGTTAGCTAGTAGGTATTTAATCAAACGTTGTTCGTAGAAACTAGCCTTTTGTGCGTAATGCTCCATTGAAAAGGCCACCTCAGCACGCGAAACGCTGCCAGAGTAGTCACCAAATTGCGTTTGAATACCTTTGTTTTTAAGTTGGTACGAAAGACCAAATACGGCATCCTCAGCACTACGCCACGCGACAACGGGTTGTATAAACTCTACTAGCGTTTCTTCGTCGTTAGTTAAAGTTTGCGTGTTGTACGCGTTTAACATGTACTTGTAAAACGTTGTACCAAGAATTGGTTGTACTCTAAGGTCGCTTTGTGTAGCAATGTATGGCGTTACGTCGGTAACGTCTACGTTAGCCGTAATAGGCGTGTTCGTCTTTAGGTAGGTTTCGGTAATAAAGTAAATCATATCGCAGCGGGTGTTAAAGCGGGTACAACGTCGCCACCTTCGATAGGTGGTAAGCTTGCGAGGGCGCGAACTTCGTTTGTTGTCATGGTGTTTAATACTTTTGTAGCTACAAGCGGACTCATTGCGTTCAAGGCGTCCTGTGTTTTCGATGCGTCGCCCTCAACTTCTACAATTGTTTCGTTAATAATTTGGAAATTCTTAATAGTAAAGTCAGCTTTAAGCCTAGAAATGTTAAGTAGTTCAGTGAATATTTCGGTAACCATTTCGCGCAACGGAATAACTACGTTTTTCTCGAAGATAATGTAAGCTTGTTTAATATCCGCGCCACCGCCTAGCGAACCAGTTGTGCGTACTCCCATTAATATAGGGTCAATTGTATGGGCAAAACAAATTTGTTCGGTATTAAGCGTGCTAGCCTCTTGAAAAAGTTTGTCGTTTTGGTTTGTAGGTATGCTTTCAATTTTAGGCAATTGATCCGCTGAGTTGGCAAAGAACGCCACGCCTTTACCCGCGTTTGCCGCGCCTTTCATGCGGTCGATAGTGTCGCGTAATACTTTCTTTTCTTCTTCGCTTTGTGGACGTTTTGGAAACATCATTGCAAAAGCGGGGAAAATTGAGTTTTGAATGTTCGACTTTGCAAAGTACGAAAGTTCACCCGACAAAAAGGCGAAGTTTAAAGCACTTGAATACTGCGGTAATGAGTAATAATCTTGTCCGATGCTAGGTAATTCGTAGCTATAAAGCTGGCATTTGTCCGTGTTTAACGGGTGGTATGGCTTTACTTGTTCTACGTCAATACGGCTTGCCCAGTCGTCGCACAAATAGAAACAAGTTTTTGTATTATTAATACGTACTTTTTCAGGGCTTACGTTTTCAATTTTGTGTAGCTTGTTTTTGTCGTCAAAATGCAACTTAAAGTAAACGCGGTTGTGCATTACTAGTTGTTTTGCAACGGCTTTAACCGACTTAGCTAGGCGCATTTTCTTTTCCCAAGTGTATAGGTCTAGGAGTTCTTGCGGCGTAAGCTTGTCCGTTTTTAATTCGTAACCCGCGCCAATAGCTGCGTTAACTTTGAAGTCTACAATTGCCCCATGTAAAGGCGACGTGTAATAAAGTTGGTTTAAAGTCTCAGGAAATAGGTTGTCCGATCCGAACGGCACGTAGCCAGCTACTTGGTAACGTCCATTAACGTAAGGTAACGACAAGTCACCGCGTCCAATTTTACCGAAAGGGGTTGAAAAGCTTTGATAGCCTTCTATTACTTCGGGTTTTTGTTGTTTGAATCTATCGAAAATTCCCATTTTATTAGTCGTATATGCTAGAAATAGAACCGCCCGCAACAACTAAGCGCCCTTCTTCTATTAAATTAAGTCCGTTTGTATTCGTGTTTTCGTCTACTATTATTAACTCGTCGCTTTCATAAACCGAGTAAGTGTATTGCCCGCGCGTTAGTTCAACGTCTACACCTTCTTCTAAAGTGAAAAGGTTGTACCTAGTTGGAAAGTTTGACGTATCAACCCCCGACCACAAAACTGGTTCGGTTGCCGTGTTAAATTCGCCCTCAAAGACGAATAAATAAAAAGGGTCTACCAACGTCGTTACCTCGCTTAAAGTAAGCGCAAACGTGTTTATTTCGCCTTTTTCAATGTAAATCATAACAATATTAAAATTCGTTTGGGACTTGTTCAAATAGAAAACCCCCTACTAAGAGGGGGCTAACTATGTTTGGTAAGGAAAATTTACACTAATAAACCTGCAATAATCGCTGGGTCTACTTCGTAAGCTAACTCAGCGTTTTCAGCAACCAAAGTAAGGCTATATTTTGAGCCGTCAGCGCGGGCCGTTCCAGAACCTTCGCCGTAAGCCGTTACTTGCAAGAATGGGAAATACCAAAACTTGCCGTTTGCGTCACCCACAACCGCTGCCAAGTATTGCTGACCAGCGCCAAGAACTTTAATCGCTTTAGACTTTTCTTGGTCGCGGCGGTGAAACATTAAGTTAATAGTTTGAGTAACGTAGCTAGAACCATTCACTAGGTCAATAGTTCCGTCTTCGGTAAAGCTACCCGTGTTGCGTTTAAATTCCATTGCAACGAAAGGCGCAAGGTGTGGAATGTCTGTAACAAGCCAGTTTGTACCTGTTACGTCGGTGTCAATTTCACCGATGTTATCTTGTTGGTTGATGAGTAGGGTATAAATTCCCCCGCTGTTTGCGTCGCATCCTTTTTCTATTTCTAAAAGTGTACTACATGCCATGATTTCTAAATTTTTTTGGTTATAAAAAAGGGCGGCGTTTTATGGCCGCCCCGTATATTTTAATTGATGGTTAACGACTAGTCGAAACAAACGTTGTAAACAACAATTTGTGAAGGGTTCGTGTAGTGGAAACCAGCTTTTAAGTTCGCACGTGTGCGGATATATGGCTCAGCAACTGAATCGCTAAGGTTAACAGCTTTCAATGCTTTAGCGTCGCCTTCAGCATCAAATGCGTAGATAAGGTCAGTTTTCAAAGCAAGAACCATTGTGTTAACTGGTGCGCCCTCAGCAAGAACAATTTTGATACCTAAGAACGTAGGAGCCAAAGGAGCCGTAACGTAAGTCATGGTATTTCCTGAAGCTGCAGCGATTTGGTAGTTTACGAATACGTCGCTAGAAACGAACAAACGAAGGTCAGCACGTTTTGATTGTACCGCAGCAGGTGAGTTTCTAAGAGCCTCAGTCATTTGAGCAAGTACGTTTGAGCTATTAATAGCGCCATTGTAAAAACCTACTACGTCTGTGTCAGCACACAATTTTTTAAGGTAGCCGTCACATAAAGAAAGAACTGGGTCAGTGCTTTCGGTGTCACCTTGCCAACGGATAAGCTCTAAGTCGTTACCGATACGGGCAGCCATTTCACCCCAGTAGTATGCCATGAAAGAAGGAACGCTAAAGTCGCCGTTAGAACCTTGAGACATTTGCAAAGCCAAGAAAGATTGCTCTAGGTCGAACTGACAAATTTGGCTCATTGCTGAAAGCGCACATACGTCGATGTCGATAGCGTCGAGGTTGTCAGTAGGGGCAGTAAAGTTACAAGTTGATGCAGCCAAAAGGTTGCCGAAAGTAACGTTAGCCAATTTTGTAGCTGACTTAATGCCTGGCAACGTGCGGTAATTGTCCGCGATGTCTTCGGTTAAGTAAGCGCGCGAATAAAATTCGTCTGGGTTAGGACATAACAAAGCGTTTGTTTCTACGTCCAAGTCAAATTTAAGATTTCTCATTTTTGTTTGGTTTTTATTTTGTTTTTATTTGTTTACTTGTTTGATGCGCGGAACATTTTGAACTTGTCAAATGCCGACATTTTTGTGTCCTTAGCCATTTCGATTTCTTCATCTTCTTTGATTACGCCGAGTTCTTCGATTTGGTTTTTAAGGTCGGCAATCATTCCGATTAAAGCTTTTTCGCGTTCTTCGATTAAAGGCATAACAATTGCAGCAATTGCTTCGGCGTCCATAACTGGATCAACAGCCATTTCAGTTTCTACTTCTTCTTCTACAACCTCGTCTTCGGTTACGCTTGTGTCTTCCATAGCTACTTCTTCGGTAACTTCTTCTGTTACTTCGGCCATTTCGACTTCTTCTTTTTCTACTTCTTTAATTTCGACTACTTGGCCGTCTTTGACCACGTAGATTTTACCTTCTAAAAGGTGTTCTCCGTCTGGGAAATTCATGTTATTTTGTTTTAAGTGTTTACTTAATTTCATTCCCAAAAAGCCCTCAATAGAAAAACCTACTTGTTCGTCTTTTACTAGTTGGTTGTAATAGTCTACGTCGGTAATTTGTGCCGTTAACATTAAAGTTCCTTTTGGTACTTCGATGCCATAGGTTGTAAGCGCTTTATCTTGGGTTGGGTTTTCGACTATCCACGCTTCTAAAATGTAAGCGGGAACTTCTTTACTTTGGTCATGCTCTAAGTTGAAGACGTTTCTATTCGAAAGGTCGCGCATGAACTTGACGTAAATTTGTTCTATGGTTTGTTCGTCGAATTGTACGTAATACTCGCCGTCGTCGTCACGTCTGTATATTTCCATAGGAATCATTGCAGGCGCTGTAACGCGGTATTTTAGGTTATCGCTAAAGAAACGCTTAGCAACGTTTTCGAAAGCTAGGCCGCGAACTTTTATAGCGGGGTTTGACGTGAAAGCAATTTGTTCTATGCCTAAGTCTTCGCCGTCCGAGTATTCGGGGTCTATTGTAATTTTGTAAATGGGTAAGTCATTAACCATAACCATATTAAAAAACCCTTATATTTGTTCAAAAAAACTATGATAACAATTTGTAACAAAGACATTGCGAACGAGTTAAACGAGCTAACCATTCAGCAATTTGAAGACATTACGGAAATTCACGCTAACGAAAAGCTAGACCACGTAGAAAAACACTTAGAAGTTTTTAAGTACATGGGCGTTCCAGAAGCCGAAGACATGGACTTCGAAGACTTTAAAGAAGCTATCCGTTTATTTAACACGGCTAAAGCGCCCGAAGGTATTTTATTAAAACGTTTTGAAGCTGACGGGTACACATACCAAGCGTACGACCAAGACTTTAAGCTAACGGCCAAAGACACAAAGCATATTGAAAAGATTTTAGCGCACAAACACAAAGGGTTTATTTCCGAAGCGTTGGCGGTTATCTTTAAAAGAACGGACTTAAGCAAAACCGAACACTATACCGACGCGCATATTAAACTAAAGGCTAAGATTATTCGTGAAATGCCCGCCGAGGTTGCCGTGCCTTACCTAGTAGCCATTGCCGAGACCATTAACAAACAAGTTCAAAGCTTAAATGAAAGTTCCGAAGGGGTGGCATGAAGTTAAGTTGTACCAATTTAAAGAACTTCGCGAACTAAAAGAACACGAAGGGTTTTTTAACTTACAACTAGAAACGCTTGCAATCCTTTTGGACGTACCTAGCGACGACTTAGAAGAACTTTCTTTAGAAGAAATAAGCGAACTATTCAAGTCAGTTAAATGGGTTCTTAGCGAGCCTAAAAAAGCGCATGCAAGCGAAGTAATAATAGACGGCGACACGTATATTTTAAAGCCGTTTAAGAAACTAACGCTAGACGAGTTTATAGACCTTAACTTTTTCTTGTCAAATGATTACTTAGAGCACATTTCACACATTGTGTCCGTGTTTTATAGGCGTATCAATACGGATAATTGGGGTAACATTGAATTTGAACCCTACGTGTTTAACCCGTTCGACGTATTCGACAAGTTCGACGACTTGAATATTACGCAAGTTTACGGGCTTATTCCCGAGTTCTTAAAATGGCGCGACGACTTTCTAAAAAAATACGAAAATTTGTTTAACGAAGACGACGAAGACGAAGACGAACCCCTAGACGTTAAAGACTTTGATAGCTTAGAAGACTACAAAGAAACTTTAAAGGCGCAAGAACAAGCCAAGAAGTCTAAGAAATGGGGTTGGGAATCTTTGTTGTTTGACTTATGCGAGGGTGACCTTACAAAAATAAAGGCAGTCGGTGAACTGCCTTTGATATTCGTTTTTAATATGTTAAGTATGCGTAAAGAAATGGGCTACTTAGAAACCCCTAAATTTTAAAGGAGCGCTAAACTCCCCGCCAATTGGTTCGAACGTGTAAATAATACTTTTCTTTTCGCCTAAAATTCTAGCGACTTGTAGAATTGGGTAACGCTTAGCCATCCATTCGGTGTATTGCTGGTAAATTTCAGCGGTTGTACCCTCGGCGTTTAGGCGTGCGGTAAGCTTTGCGCAAAGGTCAAAAGGTAACATATTCACGGTTCCGTTGTTCAAGAACCCGAAATAGTACATTGCTAGGATTTGTATTTCTAATTCACCCAAAGCGGGGATTTTAGCATTGATCCTAATTGAGTCGTAAAGCGCCTCCGTGTCTATTAGGTTTTCTTCGGCAATGATACGGCGCAAAGTCTTAGCAATTTTATTACGTGTTTTGTAAAGTACGTTAAACGTCCCGTCGTTCTTGTATGCCATTACTCACCTTTTAGAGCTTTCAACTCTTCGTACAAAGCCAATAGTTCCGCTTCTTTTTGCGCGACCAACTCTTCGGCGGTTGGTTCGTCTACTTCGATGAACTCAACGCGAACAAGTCCGTTTTCATCGTATATTTCATTTCTTACTTGTGCCATAATTATTTATTATATTGCAATCATTCCGATAAATGGAGTATTTGTAGTGTTTGGAGTTTTGGATGTTATTGTAGCTGGTGCGCTTCCCAAAGCAACGTTTACAAAATAATTCACATAAACGTTAATACCAAAATTATATATAGGCATTATTGAGGATGCTGCCATATGTGTAATACTTCCGCCCGTACTCGCATGCACACCAAGCCAATAAGTTGTGCCAGCTACGAAATCAAAAAATGAAACGTAAGATTTTTGCCCAGTTGTAGATAAACTTAAGTCGGTTGATTCCATTAGCTTGCTATTTGGGCTGCCGTTTAAATCTGAATAGATTAATATCCTTGCATTTGCGCCAGATAAAAGAGTTGTGCAGTTGATAAACATCGTTTCCGCTGTAAATGAATTGGCTGGGATAAATGGATATAAAACAAGCCTATTTGCAGTCAACCCCACATTACTTAAGTTTGCTGGTGTTGTTATTATTGCCGAGGTGCTTTGATTAAATGATAAAGGCAACAATGTATGAACTCCTTTCAATCCACTTGCTCCGCCTCCGCCATATTGCGGAATGTTCAAAGTCGAACCTACTAACGTAGCCGCCCCGCTTGTGCCAGTTGTGGTAAGGGTTAGTGTATTTTGCTTTGCGTTCAATGCGCTTTGCAAGTCCGTTTGACTTGACAACGTTCCCGTAATACCACCCCAAGTTGCAGTACCGCCAGCGCCAATAATTTCAGCGCCCGTTATTGACTTGGTTACATACGTACCACCGCCCGCACTTTCTGAAATTTCGAGTAGGTCCGTTGCTGCAAGGTTTGCCCCTTTGGGCGTTAGTTGACTTATTTTTATATTTGCCATCTTATTCTATTATTCGTTTTCCGTTATCTTCTGTGAGTCTGTGGTCGCCACTTTCTGTGATTCGAATTCCCAATCCAGCCAATGCTGAATGGTAAAGCCATCGAGTGGTGTTGTAAAGCGATATTGCAAAGCCGTACATCATGACAACACCAATACAACCGAACCGCTAGT